ACAGCATGCGCTCATGCTCGGGTCGGTACTCAACCATTTTCTCAGTAAGCTGATAGTTCATATCAGCCTTAACCCGCTCGGCAGACTCAATCTTTTCGCGGGTTTCCTTACCAATAATCTGAGTTTTTACGGGGCCGCCAGCAGGAAAAGTTTCCATGATGGTCTCGGCTTGGAACTTAACCAGTGCTTCAGACAACAGGGGGTGATACACACCACAGGATCCGGGCCAAGGCTCCGTGCGATCCTCAATCTTCATGCCCAAAAGCTCTAGACCATCAACGTAAGTCTGAACCCAGTCTTTACGTGAAGAAGTATCTTCTTCAACATCAGCGAGCAAATCTCCAGCCAACTCAGTTAGCTGATCGTCATCCATTTCCTCGGCTAGGTTGGCACTAAAGTCATCTTCCGCATCAGGATCGATCTCAATCTTCAGTCCGCCCATCTCAATACTGACGCGCTCGGGATCTTCGATCTCAATTTCTAAATCTGGCTCTGGCATCAGAGCCTCTTCTTCCTCGATCTCTAAGGAATCTAGTCCTAGAGGAGCTTGATTTAACGCCTTGTCAATTGCCATGTCTCACCTCAGTAATAACTCGGCTGACGGCGTCTGAAATACTGGATTTCATCAGGCTCATCTAGCAAAGTTCGAATAAATCCACCCTTGCGGAAGCGTGACAGCGCAAGGGATGTAGAGTCAACGTAGTCATCATGCTCGCCTGCAGGAAAAGATGCAACCTCATCAATGACTTCCTCGGCCCATTGAGTGTTTGGTGCCCATACTCTACCAGAAGCAAACAAATCAGATACAGCATTTAATCGACTAATCTTGTCGTTACCCCTGCTTGGGGTAAATTCTTGTACCGGAACCCCCGCCGCTCGCATCTCATATATTAGTGGGGAACCAGAAGCCTTCTTTTCGATGATTATTGAGTCGGGCTCCCACTCTTTAAACTCATCAAACGCCGTTTGTTTTAGCTCTGGAAACTCCATTCGCTTTCTAAACGCATTTAGCAGAATAATATTAGCCTGTGCCACCCCTGAATCGTCCGGATGATAGAAAACCCCCCACGTCGTACATGCGGAGTAGTCGGCCCGGTTGGTTTTTTCAAACGCCGTGTCCCAAGATTGCAGGATAAAGTCGCAATGAGGGGGGTCTTCCCCCTCCCAAATCTTCCACCACTCGCGTTTTACGATGGCTGAGGACTCAGAAACGGGGTTTTGCTGGTACTGGGCCTGCCATTTAGCGTTTGGCAGTTCATTTTTCAGAGCTTCAAGCTCTTCTAGTGACCAAAACTCGGGCCAGAGGGGTTTTCCTGAGGGTAAAAGTGCTGGAAATTCAATAACTTCCCAACCTTCACCGCCTCTTTGGGCCTCGGCCTTGATAACCTGCCCGGTTAGGTCCCTTTTGGACCATCTCGTCATAACGACGACAATAGATCCCCCTGGCTGCAGACGCTGCCGTGGACCTGAAGTATACCACTCGTACGTTTTATCGTAGATATCTGGGTTTATTTCCGCCAGGGCAGCTTCTTGTTCCGAGTGAGGGTCGTCAATAATGAGCAAATCCGCGCCTTTACCAGTGACAGCGCCTCCCACACCGATAGCAAAATAGTCTCCACCAGCATTAGTCGCCCACCGACCAGCAGCTTTAGAGTCCGCTTGTAGGCCAACTCCTGGAAATATGGACGTATATATTTCTTGATCAACAAGATTTCGCACCTTTCTACCAAAGCCAACGGCAAGCTCCGCCGTGTGGGATGTTTGAATAACTTTCTTATGGGGGTACTTACCTAAAAACCAAGCAGGCAATAAGTAGGAAGCAAATTCAGACTTGGTATGCCTGGGTGGCATATTAATAATTAGACGCTTTAACTTACCGCTGGCTACGCGCTCAAACGCCCGAGCCATCTTTACGTGGTGCGAGCCTTCAATGAAGTGTGGCCACACTTTCTTTACGAAGTGCATGAAGTTATTTTTTGCATCCTCTCGCTCCTTAACTATCTCGTGCTGTGCCAGATCTACAAGCAGCGCACGCAGATGGGCTTCAGGAAGGGTCGGAAGTTTCTTCAGTAGATTCTGTAGGTCCTGAGGACTCATCAATCCCTAGCTCTTCTTCAATTGTTTTTGCCTCAACATCAACTACTTCCATATTTAGCAGTCTTTGAATCTTGTCTGCAATGGCTTCACGTAGGTCGTCAGAAGTCTTATGTGTGACGGTAATCTCAGATTTCTCTGTAAACGCGCCGACATCAGATAGTTTGCCTAGAAGCTCAATGGCTCTAAGTTCGTATTTGACATCTCCACACTGGCTAATTTCAATCAGCCTATTAGTAATGTAGTTCCTAGCTTGGACTACATCGTTAAGAATTTGCCCATCGTATGAATCTAAAAGGGCGCCGAGCTTAACGGCAACTTCGCCCTTATACATTTGTGGTGGGTTATACGAAGAAGGTGGAGAGTTCTTTTTCTTAGTGACGTCAACCGAGGTAAATAGTTTCCTAGCTTCCTCTTGGTCTTCTTCCGTCATCTCGAACGGCATACCTAACTCAGCCATTAGATTGGCAGTCGAGGCAGCAACTCTAAGGTTTTCTTTCAAAGACCCGCCGACCTCATCGTTAAGGTTATCGGGGTGCGGGTGTTCGTTGTCCGGAACAATATTTATATTCATGGAGGAAACGGGACTCCAAAAAAGAGAAGGGGGTGCGTTTCAATGTGCGCAAGTATACACGCACTTACAAAAAATGAAAGGGGGGGGGGTAGTGGTGTGCATGGCCGTACGAGCCCGCTTGCAAAAAACTCTGGCCACACTACCCCCGAGATGAGAATAACAGCTAAATAAGTTAGTAGGCGCTAACATGATTCAAAAAAATGGGTATGAAATGTGCAAAATACTGTGCTATGTGCGGTCTAGGTACCATCTGGCCGATTTGGGGGGTGGTGCTGGGGATTGGGGCCTGGCTGGTCTTCGATGGCCCAGGCCATTGGGCATAAAAAAACCCCGGCGCTGGGCCGGGGCTGCTGCTGGCTGCTGCTGGGTCAGTCTTCGATGTCCTCATTGATGAAGCTGAGTTCCGTTCCCTCATCGAGTATGTCGAGTGCGGCCTGTAGCTTCTCGATGTCGGTACACTTCCCAGCTGCGCTGCGGACCTGCTTGCGTAGTTCGGTGCGTTCCTCCGCGATAGCCTTGTCCTGGTCCCTGGTCTTGACCCGCAGGACCTTCTTGATCTCAGCTGCGATCTTCTCAGCCAGGTCGGACCCAGCTGCGGCCTTCTCGAGTGCTGCGCGTCTCATGCCCTGAAGGTCAGCGACTCCCTTGTCCTTGTACTTGTCGAACAGGGCCTGTTCCTTCGCGCTGCGTTCCTTCCCTTTCTTAACGGCTGCGTCCGACTTCGACTTGGGCTTGGTCAGGCCGAACAGGTCATTCAGCAGCTTGCTGAAGTCGGCCCAGGCTGCGTCAGCTGCGTTCCCGGTGTTCTTGGGATTGGCTGCGACATAGCCATTGATCCAGTCAGTCCTGGCTGCTTCCCATTCATGGAAGGTCGGGTCGGTCCCCAGCATACTGGAGTAGTCGGTAGCGATCTCGATGCGTTCCTGGCGATTCTTCCCCCAGCGCGATCCGCAGCTGGTGGCTGCTTCGTGTTGCTGCTGACTGATGGCGCTGATGGCAGCTGCGACTGGTTTGATTTCTGGTGCTTTCGTCATGATGTTCCCTTTCTGAATAGTGGCCGGTATGGCCCTCGACATGTTGAGCCAATCCCACCATGTCGAACCATTAATGTGCCACAAAATCCTAGGCCGTGCGACATTTTGTAGGATAACCCCACGGCCCAGTCGGATATAGCTAGCCCCAGCTGACCAGGCCGCATGACCAGTCCGGACCCCAGCTGCCAAGATAGGGAACGGTCATTCCAACGGGGTAGGGAAAAACCCCCCGAAAAATCCGGGGGGCTGGGAGGCGCGTGGTTACTGGACTACCACATCATTGGCGGGCGAAAGGATGTCTATCACGGCATCAAGCCTCTCAATATCATCACACCCAGAGAGAAGGCCGCGTATCTCTGCCCGCTTCGCGGTCAACTCGGCTTTCAACGCCTCAGACTCTCCACGCGTGCGCTCGCGCAATACGGCTTTGAGATTCTTAACGGCGGCCTCGGCCACTTTTGAATCGGGCTGTGATGCAAGCGTAGTAAAAGCGCGTGTAAGACGATCACGCAATACGCTGGTATCAATAGCCTCATGCGCTTTGAGTAAGGCCTCACGCTTGGCCTCACGCTCTGCGCGCTTTTTAGCGGCGGCGGGGTTATCGGCTTTGGGCTTCTGAACCTCAATAGCGTATTTGTCCTGAAGCCTGCCCATAAAGCGCCCAAAAGCCTTGTCTGCCGAATTACCTTTGGCATTGGGTTTGGTATCGGTATACGACACGATCCACTCCACGCGCATACCCTCATAGAGAGCATAGACGGGCTTCTCACCCAATGCGCGGGCAAATACCTCAAAAGCCTCATCAGCCTCCAATTCAGACCTAGCGAATAACTCGCCCGCTTTGCGGGCTTGGCTGGATTGACTAGCAGACAAGGCAGAGATAACGGCGGAAACTACGGGTTGGGTTTTCATAGCATTTACCTTTCAGAATAGTGGGCGGAATGCCCATTGAAAGTGTCTCATAAAATCCCACAGAAAAACACAAACCGCAAAAAATATTTGTCGCGCCCCCTCCCAGACAAAATGACCGACCGCCATCATGTCGCGGTGCAAGAACGGTCATTCCAACGCGGTAGCCACCAGCCCAGAAAAAAATTTCGAACATTACCCCCGCGCCGTTATTGGTTTGTACGGAAGTGCCCCTATTGTTCTTTTGATTGTTCTTGCGTAAGTCGTTGATAACATTGATTTGTTCAATTGTTCCGACTTTTTAGGGGTAAAAGTGCCAAAACCAAATTCGTTTCTTAGGCTCCGCAGCAGGTGTCAGCACGCAAGAACTCTCAGGGGGGCTATACATTATTTTATAAAGAACAATAGAACATTCCGAACAATTCAGTATTCATGCGGGCCTTTTGTTCTTGATTGTTCTAAATTTTACCTTTTTTCGAACATTACCCCCCCGACATTTGCCTCTGTTCGAGGATTTGCACTTGACATTGTATAGTTTACATGCTATAATAGCCCTTTAGGGCGTAGTAAATGAAGCACATCCTTTTTTCCACCAACCACGAAAGGCACGACATCATGACCACTAGTCACTCTGTCCCTACCACATCCAATCTCGAACAATTGGAACATTCCAAGCGTAAATTCGAACAATACGATCCCATCATCTCGGCCTGTGACTTTGGCTTCAACGAGATCTTCCGCAAACCACTCAGTCAAATCGAGGGCATGGCCTATGGCGTTCGTGCCGACTTCCTCAATGGCAAGTATCTCCCCGGCGGGTTCACCGGCAATCTGTGTCGCGACTCTGCATCTTCAGCCATATGCTTTTGGGTTCTAGCAGAGTAGGGAGACCGACATGAGCGCAGAAGATCGTGTCTACCTATGCACCGCATGCCATTGGGAGAAAGTTCCGTTCCTGAGATGGAAGGCGGGCTATTTCACTTGCTTTGCATGCGGCGAAGAGCAGTCACGCCAAGAGCGTATGGGTTGGTGCATCGCCCCCATCAGCAACAAGATGGGCTACACCCGCATCACCGACATTTCCCTACTCAAGCAGATCAATCCCAAACGAACGGAGGTGTAGCGACAAGATGACCAGCAGTCAGGATGTCCCCAAGGTGTTTCCTATTTCCAACTAGTAAAGGAATCAAAATGTCATACCCATTTAATACTAAAGAAGCAAGAGGAATTATCTTTGGCATGCTCAAGGTTTTGGGCGGTCAGAAGGTGGTGGTTAGTTTCCAAGGCGGTGGCGACTCAGGCGAGATCGAAGAAGCAACACTCTTTGATGCTAAGAACGAGATCGTCGACTTGGATGGCATCACCTACCCATGGCCCGAAGAGGTTTCGTTTTTTGACGATGGCAAACAAACTTGGGATAAGAAAACCCAGATCAAGCCTACTTCCCTGAGTGACATCTTGCGTAACGCAACCGAGCAGATGCTCGAGAACGCAGGGCTGGATTGGTATAACAACGATGGTGGTCAGGGCGAGATGACGATTGATCTAACTAAGACTCCGCCGACTGTAACGCTAAATGTCGGGATCAACTACACCCAGACAGATAACCACTCTTTCGACTACACAGACGAGGAGGAGGAAAAAGATGAGGAAACAACCACCGAGGAGGGCAAATAATGCACCCACACCATCACGCGCTCACCAGCGTAAAGATTTGGGGAGGCAAGCCCGAAGACTACCAGCCCATTCACGACTGGTTCGACGCGACCAAAGAGGTCTTTGCAGACGCGAGGCATCGTGCGCTCAGACACCATTCGCAAGGCATCTTTGAGGCCGAGAGGGTTTTCGGTAGCACGATAGTCAACAGCGATGGGCGCACAGTCCCGGTTCGTTATATCGGTGAGCAGCATGTCAAAGAGGACTGCGGTGGGCGCATACCCACAGTTGCCGATTGGTTCAAGAACATCAAGATGGAGGTATGGATGAACCGAGGCTACAAGGTGGACAAGATGACCAACGATCAACATGTCGAGGAGGAAGTATGAACGGAAAAGATTTGGTGGATGGAATCCTTTTTATGGTGTTTGTGTTTCTTTGCTATGTAGTTCTTTCGATGATCGCAATTGATTAACAAGGAGAAGTGATATGACATGGAATCACAGATTAGTCGATATGAGCGCAGACAATGACGGCGATCCAGCATTAGCGTTCCGCGAGGTGTTCTATGACGACGATGGCAAGCCCATGGGACACACCGAGCCATTCATGTGGTGTGACGATATCGATGGGGTGAGGCTACTAATCCAGCGCCTGACCAAGGCCATTGACCAGCCAATACTCAAACCCGAAGACTTTTTAGGAGAAGTGAAATGAGTTATTACCCACAAGGCGGGTGGATGCCGGATGACCTACCGCATCTGCCTACTTACGCACAGGCAAGAGCCCACTACGACCGCACCATTCCATACGCCAAAGGTTCGGAGGTGGGGTATCGCCCGCTAGGTGCGAAGCGTAAGTATACAAGGTCGCTAATCCTCGCCGAGGCCGACACCTTCATGCTGTCTTACTACAACAACATCGTGGTGAAACTGTATGAGAGTGGGAAAAGGGGATTCAGCATTTGCGGATTCCCAACCATCTCGACAACCTGCTTTCTCAACGAGACCAGCAGGACCGACAACCTCCACTTCCAAAGGGAGAAGGGCAAAATCTATGCAGTTTACAAAGGCACTTTCTATCGCATGCCTAATCGTGGCTATGTGGAAATTTCCGCTAATGGTGCGATTAGCGGATACGAGCGTGAAACACAACACGCAATTGACTTTGATGGAATAAAAGCAGTTCGGGAAAAGTATGCCCCGTTCACTACTTACTTTCGGGACATGCTGACGATTAGTCCTCATGTCGAGCCAAGACCAAACACCGAAGGCATGCATTGGACTTTTGTTGCTGACTTGGAGCGCGTCACTTATATGCCGTCGACTTGGGGCAAGGTCAAAACCGAGCGCAATGTGAAGCAAAGCATGACGATGTTTTTCGAACTCCTCGACAAGGCGTTAGAGAAAAAGGAGAGCGATAGGCTCAATGATTTTTTCCATCTTGCTATCAAGTTTCTAAACAGTTGCATCATGGAGAACACGCATCGCTTCACCGACTTCCGAGTCGTGGAAATCGCCAATGCGCAAAACCACTTCAACGAGCTGATCAAATATCGATTTGCTAAACAAGTATTTAAGCAGAAGGAAGTAGCACCAAGGGATCGGGCAGTTCACGATTCCAACGAGCATTACATGGCATTAGGTTTTTAACTTTGTTTTTCATACCACTACTAAGAAAGGTAACACCAAATGGAAATTAAACTGCACTCCGAGATGACCTTGAAAGAGGCCGAAGAATTTATCCTCGCCTGTGGCAATCTAGTAACGACTCACCTTGTGGGTCAGCCCGGTGTCGGTAAGACTGCTATGTTCGAGCGCATCGTGGAGAAGACTGGGTATCGTGGCATCTATATCGACACACCCAATACCGAGTTGGGCGACATCGGTATCCCAATGCCAAACCATGAGACGCGAACGACTGCTCTGTATCCAAACGAAGAGTGGGGCTTCCAGCATGGCGATCCTTGCGTTGTCTTTATTGACGAGTTCACCAAGCCCTCATCGCCTGCGGTTCAGAACATGCTTCACCCACTACTCAACGAGAGACGCATCGGTGGGTTCAAACTGCATAAGGATTCGATCGTCATTACTGCGGGTAACAATACGACTGATGGCGTGGGCGATCTTCTCAAGGATCACTCGATTAGCCGACTATCTATCGTTCCTATTTCGAACCCGACTGCTGATGAATGGCTCGAGTGGGCATCGCTAAATGATATTGCGCCCGAGGTCATGGCATGGGTCAAAGCCTATCCGCATTGCCTTGCGTCATATAAAGATCCTGCCCAAGCAGATAATCCGTATAACTTCAACCCGAAGAACCCAAAACGGTCATACTTCTGTCCGCGCACCGGGCATCGCGCAAGCAACATCATCAAAAAGCGTAGCCTTATTTCGCGCAATGCGTTGGTAACGGCTCTGTGTGGCACGATTGGTGACGCTGCTGCTAGAGACATGACTGCGTATATCGAAGTATCAGACACGCTACCACTCTGGGAAGATGTGATTAACAATCCGCAGTCCGCGATTGTGCCGACTTCACCGGCGGCTCTGTGCATCATGGCTTACGGCGCAGTTCAACGAGTGGATCGGGGCAACATCGGCAAGTGGTTCGAGTATCTCAAGCGCACACCCAAAGAGTTGCAGTCTGTGTTCTGTCTGACTGCGGGCAAGCACCCAGAGAAGAAGCAAATCATGATGACATCAGGCGCGTTCGTTAATTGGATGCGTGAGAATCAATACTTGTTCTAAGAAAGGAAAAACTATGGTGTTCACCTATAAACACCCAAAGAGCCTGATCGTGTATGGAGTTCTGAGGTATGACACAGGCAAAGAGGAAGGACAGGTTTGTCTGATCCCAACAATTCCACAGGATGTCGTTGGCCTAGACATTCTTCAAGATTGGATAGTTGAGTTGCAAGACGAGTATACGAAACTACATGGAAAGGTTTTCAAATGAAACTGACTGCTGAACAAAGAATCGAGCGCACGCATGTGACGCTGATGCGCCACAAGGACTTCTGCTTATTTAGCGGAATGTTCATGATTGGCAAAGTAACCGTGCTTGATGAGCCAATTACCGCAAGGACCAACGGGCGCGATGTCGACTACGGGCGCGAGTTCGTGGATATGCTCGACGATAAGATGCTTGCTTTCTTGGTAGTGCATGAGGCTATGCACAAGGCGTATCGCCATATCACGACATGGAAGCGATTGGCGAAAGAAAACATGCGGCTGACCAACATGGCTGCTGACTATGTGATCAATCTCCAAATCTACGACATGGATCCGAATGGCGAGGTGGTTATCATGCCTAGAAACAAAGATGGCAAGGTGCTTGGCCTGCTGGAAGATCGTTTCCGCAACATGGATACCAAACAGGTCTATGACATTCTCAAAGATGAATGTGATGGGCAAGGCGAGGAAGGCCAACCCCAAGACGGAGATGGTGAGGGACAAAATGACGGCGGGTCATCAGGTCCCGGTGGTAAGCCAAAGCCCGGAGGCCAAGGGCAAGGCCAGCCAACCGACTCCATCGACGAGCATGACTGGGATGGTGCATCGGAGTTATCTGACGAAGAGAAAGAGAAACTCGAGCGCGAGATCGACCATGGCTTGCGTGAGGGTGCGATCCTAGCAGGCAAGATGAAAGGCAAGATGCCTCGGGGCATCGAAGAAATCTTGCATCCTCGAGTGGATTGGCGTGAGGCTCTGCGAGACTTTGTCAAAATGGTAACCAAGGGGGGCGAGATCACCACTTGGCGCAGACCAAATCGCCGGTTCCTTGGCGCAGACATCATCATGCCTAGCATGATAGGCCAAAAGGCCGAGCGCATCGTTATCGGGACTGACACTTCAGGGTCGATCAATGGGCCTGTCCTCGGGCAATTCCTTGGTGAGATGTCAAGCATCTGCGAAGAGATCATGCCAGACCATGTCGACATCCTGTATTGGGATAGCGAAGTAGCAGCACACGAAGAGTATCAAGGCGCAGATGTAAGGAACATGATTCATTCGACCAAGCCTCGGGGCGGTGGTGGGACTGAACCTGACTGCGTGGCTAGGTATATCAGCAAGGCCAAGATCGAACCGCAATGCGTGGTCATGCTGACAGACGGATACTTCTACCGAAATGATGTTAGTGTGTGGGAAAGATTGGGAGTTCCTGTCTTTTGGTGTGTTGTTAATAACAAAAGTTTTGTTCCCGTTGTTGGTCAATCAGCCCTAGTGGAGGTGTAAATGGAAACCAAAGGCAATAGCAAAAGCGGTCGCATGGGCGTAAGCCTAAGCAAAGAAGCATCCGAGAGTCTCCTAGAACTACGCGAGAAGTTGGCGCGGGAGATCGGTGTAGTCCTGTCTGTAACCCAAGTTGTTGAATACCTTATCCAGCAATACAAGCAACGACAGAATGACGAATAGTCATCTTGTCCCAACTATTAACAAAGGAAACCAAATGGAAACTATCGGAATCGCAACGAGCGCCATGCTTGTTGACCTTAACATCTCATGCTGGACTGCCAAGAAACTAGACAAGCGGGTATCCGAGGAGGTGGATGCCGCAAAGAATACCAAGGCAAGGGCTGGCAACTACCATAAGAATCTGTTGGCTGGTAGCAAAAGTCTGGAGGATGTCACCAAGTATGCTGCCCGAGTTCGCCTATGGAATACCGACAAATACACGCTTCCATGGTCTGACAAAGGCACTCGGCTTATCCCCATGGCTAACTTCTTGGATTACAAGCAGGAGTTGAATGACCACGAAGTCGAATTCAATCGCCTGTGCGATAGGTTTTTCCAAGACTACCCTACGCTGATATCAGCAGCGGCTTTCTCCCTGGGAGACATGTTTAATCGTGAGGAATACCCCGAGGTTGATCTCATAAAGCATAAGTTCCGCTTCTCATATGCGTTCACACCTGTGCCGACTGCGGGGGATTTCCGAATCGACATCAATGAGCAGGCCAAGGCCGAGTTGATCCAGCAATATGAGGTAACGATGCGGGAGAGGGTCGAGGGTGCAATGCAAGATGTCTGGGACCGACTGCATAAATGCCTATCCAACATGAGTGATCGGTTGGCTGACGATGAGGATGGTAAGCGTAAGGGGTTTCATACTACCTTGCTAGGGAACGCTAAGGAGTTACTTGGTTTGCTAGATAAATTGAATGTGACCAAAGACCCAAAACTCGAACAGGCAAGGCGTGACCTCTCATCGGCACTTCTGCTCGTGGACACCGACATGCTCAAGGAAAGCGACGAGATACGCTTGCAGACCAAGAACAAGGTCGACGACATTCTTTCTAAATTTCAATGGTAAGGAAAAAGTAAGGAATAACCATGACAAAACTACCTAACTTTAACAACCGCGTTTCGCAGAACGCGACATTGCATAAACCGCTCGAGAATCTGATTTCGAGTTTCTATATCACGCAACCAAAGATCATGTTCGTTGCCGACCCCAAGTGGGAATGGAAGTATTCGGGTTCAGAGTCCGACCTCATAGGTGCGGTCAGCGTTTACTGCGACTCTCAATTCTTGGGTAGGCTTAAAGTCGAATATGAGGATTACCGCAACTTCGGTCGTGTCGATGTCTTCTCCGTAACCTCAGATAAGATTATTAAAAAGCGGGGGAGTCAACGCCAATGCATGCAGACCAAAGATGCCCACAAAGCGCTTAAAACTATGCAAGAAGCGTTTGTTCCTAAAGATACGGGCGGATACAAAACTAGGCTACGGTCCGATGCCGAGTCCGCCTTAAATTATATGGTCAGCACTGCTGCTACTAAAATATCTAACTTTGCTAGAGGTAGAAACCTCGATGAGTTAGCATGCTTTTTGCTGAAGTGCCATGACGGCGAACAGCCACCGATACCGGATAGGATTGCTAGCATGTTTGCCGAGGGAGAAAAACTCCAATGTTTCCGAGACCATAAAATCGCGTATTCTGTGTTTAAGGATTTTTATAGGGGCGGTGTTCTGGTAGTTGAATACTCTAACGGGAGTATGTGGTATACCTACCCAAGCGGAGATGACCACCTAGTCACAAACCTGACTTCTACTTACGATCTGCCACAGAACTA